TTCTTAGTCATCTCCTCATCCAGCTTATCAACTTGTTTACTCATAAGACTAATATCACGTTTAACACCATCAAGTAATACTTCATGTCTTTTCTGTACTTCATTACATACAGCAATTGCAACTACCTTATCTACTTCTGGATGCAATCCTGTATTTTGAATATGAATATTTATAAGGTTGTATATCCTACCAAGTTCTGAAGATGTGTTTTTCATGTGTTTAATAATAAGTAAGTATACCCCTGTAATAGCTAGGAACATAGTTACTACAACACCTATAGCACTAATAAGCATTCCAATTGTCATCTCGATGTCTCCACTCATATTAAGAAAGAGGTAGCGATCTGAGTATAATGGATCGCTACCTCATTAAGGAACTATCTATGCAGTTGCCAACCTACGCATCTGCTCTTCATTGAGGTACGCGCCATAACGACCCCAACCAACAGCTGTAGTAGCATATGATCTTGCATTGAAATCAGTGAATACCGTCAGAGGCATTTTCTCACCGATCTTACTCTTAATACCAGGAACACCAAGATACCACTTATCTGTACTTGCTGCACCAGCATTCTTAACATTCGTGCTGTAAACAACACTGATATTATACTCAACCTTCATCTGTGCACCATCAACACCAGCATTCACATACTGAGCTGCCATTGCACGATTCAATCTACCACGCAACTGAATTGGCGACAGAATTGTAAGTGGAGTATTGGCTGTAACACCATAACCTGAATCAAACAGATCTTGAACAAGATCAGCTGCACCAGCATTAATAGTGTTAATATCCTTATCCAACTGGGTTGCACCAGTCGCATCATAAGCGATATTCTGACCTGATGCAATAGCACCAATCAAACCATACATGACTGCTGCCTTGTCACGATACCACTTAGATCTGAACTCAACTGCCTGATCTTCAATGTCCCACCACTGTTGATCGTCAAACCAAGCCTGATCGAACTCAAGACCACCACCATACATATCAAAGCCAACAAACAGCTCATTACCTGTAATCCTGTAGATTCTTGCACGACCACCTTCAGGTCGCTTCTCGAAAGTGAGGCCTGTTGCAACATCACGAATACGGAAACCAGGAGTTTGCGTACCAGCGAAATCACGAGATGTGAAGAAGCTTGCCCAACCATTATCAATATCTTCAATACCGAGATGGTACTTTTCGATCAGCTCGAGAACTTCCGCAGGAAACTCACTTGTTGATGTGAAGTTATGAACAGCTGCCTTCATGAGCTTTGCCTGTACATCTTCAGGCTGACGCATGAAATATGTTATTGCACCGAATACTAGTTCACGACCTTTAGGCGTACTAATATCGATACCCTTATAATCCTTAAAAATCTTCATGTTAAACTCCAATAAATTTCGTTAACAACTTACAATTTAATACTACTCACTACAGAACTGTACTACTAGCTACTAGCTACCAGTACCATTTTCAGCAACAGTATTACGACCATCAAAATTGATAGCTACTGTATCTGCAGTATCATCACTGAGTCTAACCGTAAAACCACATGCATAGTTAGTATCAGTTGTTACTTGTGACAAAGCTGAAATTAGCTTTTTAGTAGTAGTATCCCACCACACTTTAGTACCAACAGCAATAGCATCAAGACCAGGTGTCTTAGGCAGAACCAAATCTTCTGCAGTTACTAATGCTGTTGATCTGTCTGGAGCTACTAAAGTACCAGCAGCTCTTTCAGCTGTTCTGAGTGTAGCACCCTTAGCTTTCTCTACCATAGACGCTAAGCAATTAGCACCTATAACAAGCATATCACCAGCCAAAATACTTTGACTAGCAGTAAGGCCAGTAAAGATAAACTGAGAACTACGCTCAATTTCGCTCATTAAAATTGAAATACCCATTTTAAAACTCCCAAATATTTTTTTTTCTTATTTATATTTTACAATTTATATTAAAACCACTAGGAACTAGTGATGTAATCTCTTACGCTATAAGCGGGTTATTCTCTTTCTTAGCATAGAAGTTATCCTGCTCATTAGCTGACAAATCTTCAGTCTTATCAGCAAGTTTCTTGTCTTCAGTTTTCTTATGCTCAGTTTTCTTACCAGCTTCATTATCTTCACGAATCTTTTTCTTTTCTTCATCAGTTGGACTTTTAACTAATCCGGATGATTGAAGTAAAGCTAATTGGCTTTTAATAGCCGAGTCAACGACAGCTTGTTCATCGTCACCTTCTTTTAAATCAACTTTAATAGTCTGCTTGATGTACGTCACTGTTTCCTTGTACTCATCTTTAAGAAGTTCACTTCCTTCAACCATCGTACTTACCTTCTGGTTTCTAGCTGCTTGCTTGAATGGAACAATCTCTTCTTCCAATTCTTTAATGCGAGCATCCTTCTTTTCTGTCTCAGCCTTATGTTCTGTTTCAAATGCACCCTTAACAGATTCACTACCTGTTAATTGTTGTATACTGAATAAACGATCTGGCCTTATATCATTCTCTTCAATATACTCTTTCACATCTCTCAAAGTTACGTTTTCCATGTCTTTACCTTTCGCTTGTTCATTTTTCGTTTCTGCACGCATAGCTGTTACGACAGCTAATATATTACTATTATCAAATCCAGTCCCAACCTTACTAGTATCACACAGTGCAATACCTGTTAGGCTCTCAACATTGTTTACAACCCATTCATATGCATTCTTAGCTTTCTCAAAAAAGCAAGTAGCTTCCATGCTACAAGCATTATAAGTACCACTCAATACTTTTTCTCTAGCTTCAATATCAGTGATATGTGCTATAGCTAATGCATGCGTCACACCATCAATAACTTTTTTAGCACCAGTGATTACATTCCCTACAGCTTTACGGTAATATGCTTCAGGAGCGTGTGACTCATAAATAGCAGTGAATCGATTTGTTTTCAGGTAACCTACTAGCTGTTTAACAGCTTTCAGTGGCCATATCTGTTTATACCATTTATCTACACTATCTCCTTGCCCATCAGCATTAAGCAGCTGACCTTTAGCTTCACCTTCATAACCAATAGTCATCATAGCGAATACTGGTTCAGGATCTGTCTTCTTGATTTCGTCAAGTATATCTTGGTCGATATACTCAAGCACATCAATTGCAGACAGATTACATACAATAGCTTGCATGGATATATTTTTAGTATATGTTATGGTATTTTTCATAATGTCATTCTACCTTATATTTAAGTAGTAAAATACTTTTTCTTTACTTGCGTTTGAATTTATTTTTATTCCTCTTCCTCTTCTGTATTATTATCCTCTTCAGCCTCCTCTTCCTTATCTTTGTCCTTATCTAGGTCTTTAGCTTCTTGTTTCTCAATTTTTTCCCTTTCCATATCAGGATCAACATCAGGAATACGTGACCATAGAGTGTCTCTACTAATTAATCCTTTCTCAGCCAAAGGACCGTAAATATCTTTAACAACTGTCCATTGTCTATCTGTTAGTGGAACGAGCACAGGCAATACTGCATCTTCAGCAATGTCTTTATTAAGTTTATCATTTCTCATACGAATAGCTTTAACAAACATATCTTTATAGAATGCACGCCAACTACTTATCTCAGCATGAAGAACTATCTCAGTAGGTTCTCCCATACTATCAGCTGTGGCTCTATTACTCATGACATTAGCAAAGCCAAGGAAGTGAATACCAATACCTGTATGAGCTGACATAATCTTAGCATCAGTTGTAATACTATTCATAAGCATTGTAGCTTCTTGACCTGTAGGTCCTACTAAAGTGAAGTCTGAACTAGTAGCAATAGCATTACCAAGTCTCCAACCAAGAGTACTAATCATCTCATTAATAGCATCAGCTGATTCTTTATTCTCACACTTAAAGTGAGGAGTAGGATGTGCAAACAGATGATTCAAGTTTCTCCATGCCCATAAGTCTTCTTCCAAATTCTCAATAGTCTTAAGAATAGGACCAGACGTAGGATAACCAATATCACAGAATAACTTATCATTGAAAGCAATGAATGAGAACTTATCACTACTCATTGTAAATGGTATACCTTCAATACTACCTGAGATATTTCTCTTACGAGTCTTAATCTTACCAGTATCATTAGGTTCAGTCTTAGTCTCGTAACCTACCTGAGTCCAAGGATAGTAAAGAATTTCTGGTACCTTTTCTTTTTCTTGCCATTCATACGTACATAACACTTGACCTTCAAGCTCACCTTCTTTTGCCAAATCTTTAGGTAGGTTAGTGTCCAAACCATTATAAGCCATAAACTCATTAAGGAAGTCCTTGGCACGTTTCACTTCAGCTTCAGATCCTTTAAAGTTTGGGTTACGCATTAGGAACAATCTGTTTGGAACAGAAAATGCAACACGCAAATTAATAATCCTTTGCAATACTATGTTACCTTTTTCAGCTATGCCATGATACTTTTTAATAGTCTCATCAACCATAGCTTTTCTAGTATTGTACGGATTCTTAGCGCTCTTATTATTCATCTGATAACTCTGTATCTCACTCATCAATACTAATGAAGTTTGAGTCAGAGTCTCATTAGACTTTGCTAATACCTGATACTTTTCTTCTAACGTCTTAAACTTTGTTTTCTTACCGAACATCATATACTCCTTTAATAGTAATCAGTTGATACGCCTGGAATTTGTATTACACCGTAAATGTCTGCACTACACAATGGTGAATAACAAATAGCCATTGCATCAGCATAGTCAGGTGATCGCTTCATTCTTTTTCTGTATGCCTTTTTAGGTTCTAACATAATTTGACCTTTAGTATTGTGCTCATACTTCCTTGTACATAAATCACTCTTTAATCTATCATGCCTACCTTTCAAAGAATAATTTTCATATAAATCTGAAGTTGGATTAAGCATATTTCTTACCTGCCACCAAGCTTCAGTTGATCTATCTGTAAATGATTTAGCGTCCATAGCTGTATGACTAGCTACAAATCTCTTTATTTTTGGATAATCTTCTTTAACACAACTAAATACAGTAGCTCCAACACCGATACCATCAATAGATACCTGATCTTCTGGAATACCATATGTTCTAATCAATCTTTTAATAACACCAATAGCTTCGTTAGGCTCACCATCATTAGTAACTATCTCAATCAGTTTCTTTGTTGTACCTATATAAAATACATGAGGGTCATTACCAAATTCACCAATGTCAGCACCTAAGTATATATCTTTCTTAGCAACTTTATTATATCTTGGTTTAAGTTGCTCAGCTAGTTCTACCCAGTTTAGATACACTACTAAGTTTGTTGCTATTGATGGAAAATTACCTATAACACGACTCTGCCAAAATGCTGATTGAGTACCCCACATTCTTTCCTGTTTATCCACCCACTTCTTAGTAACAGCACCTGGAATGATATTCTTACCTGTAATTACATTAGGATGATTCAAACAAG